CTCCACTGCAGTGGAAATTGTACGATATTTTAAAACAAAAAAGTAAAGACATTTACCTTGCAGGAGATGATGACCAAGCTATATTCGCCTGGGCAGGGGCTGATGTAAATAGATTTATAAATGAACCTGCGAAAGAGAAAGTATTAATATATTCAAAAAGAATATCCAGGGCAGTGCAAGAACAATCTCAATTATGTATAGAGAATATAGTAGGACCTAGAAAAATTAAAAAATATTATTCAAGGGATTTTGATGGTATATGCGAAGAGATTGCAAACTTAGATCAAATTGACTTATCCAAAGGAAAATGGTTAATATTAACTAGAACTGTCTCTAGACTATTAAAAATAGAGGATTATTTAAAAAAGAATAACTTGTATTTTGAAAGTAATAGGGGAAAAAGTATTAAGAAAAGATTATTTAAAGCTATTAAAAATTATAATCTATTACAAAAAGGATACAAATTAGAAGAGAAGGATATGAAAGAAGTAGAAGAATATTCTGGAATCAAAGTGGATATTAAAAAAGATTGGTATGATTCTTTTCAAAATGTAGAACAAGAAGACAAAGATTATTTACTTGGGCTCCTAGAATCAGGAGAAGATTTAGAAAAACCTGCGAGGATATGGCTATCAACTATACATGCAGCAAAAGGTGGAGAAGAAGATAATGTTATTCTTTGTTTAGACATGGGCGATAAAATAATACGAGCAATTAAAAAAAGTGAAGACAAACAAGATGAAGAACATAAAGTTTGGTATGTGGGTGTAACCCGTGCCAGAAATAATTTATATAAATTAAAAGCAAGAATAAAAAGAAAGGGGTATAAACTTGACAACTAAAGATATATTTAACGATGTGTTTCCACAAGATAGACAAGTTGGAGGATCACATTATAAAAAATTTAAAATACAGCCGTATGAATTTATTTCAAAGAATGATTTATCATTCTTCCAGGGCAACGTTGTGAAATATGTTTGTAGATATTTACACAAAAATGGTATAGAGGATCTAGAGAAAATTAAACATTATTGTGATTTAGAAATAAAAAAATTGAAAGACAAAAAATGACAGCTGCAGATGGTTTTGGAATGTTATTGATAAGTGTTACAGCATTAACGATAGCTGCAATCATTGCATTTTTTATTATCAAAAAAATAATGAAAGGGGATATTAAACCTAAAAGGTTTGATGATTTAGAATGAGTAAAAGTTTTAAAGAAAAATTTATAGACCCAAAAAATAAAACAGTGAGTAGTAGTTATTGGAATTTAGGTAATCACACGCTTTTAATAATGTTTATACTTGCTGTAACTTGGGTGATTTGGGTTAGTTACTAATGATATTACCACAAACAGAATGGCTACCGCCAAAAGAATTTCCAGATTTAAGTAAATACGATGAGATAGCAATTGACTTAGAAACAAGAGATCCAGATCTTAAGAAAAAAGGATCAGGGTCTGTTATAGGTAATGGTGAAATAGTTGGTATAGCCGTGGCTGCAGGAACTTGGAAAGGTTATTATCCAATAGCACATGGACAAGGGCCTAACATGGATAGAAAAAAAGTTATTGAATGGTTTACAAATATTTGTGCATTACCTTCAGTAAAAATATTTCACAACGCTATGTATGATGTATGTTGGATACGTAAATTAGGTATAAAAATCAACGGTTTAATAAAAGATACTATGATTGCTGCATCTTTAATTGATGAAAATAGATACTCATATACTTTAAATACTTTGTCATGGCACTATTTAAAACAAGGTAAAAATGAATCTAGATTAATTGAAGCTGCAAAATCCAGAGGACTTGATCCAAAAGCAGATATGTGGAAGTTACCTGCTATGGAGGTTGGAGAGTATGCAGAAAAAGATGCACAGTTAACATTACAACTTTGGCAATTATTTAAAAAAATAATTCAAGAAGAAAATTTACAAAAAATATTTGATTTGGAAACTAATTTGTTTCCTTGTCTTGTTGACATGAGATTTCTTGGAGTGAAAGTGGACGTGAGCAAAGCCCACGAATTGAAACGAAGGTTACAATTACAAGAAGAAATGTTACTGAGCAAAATAAAAAGAGAAAGTAACATAGACGTTCAAATATGGGCAGCAAGATCAATTGCCAAAGTTTTTGACAACCTTGGTTTAGAATACTCCAGAACTGAAAAAACAGATTCACCATCATTTACAAAAAATTTTATTACTAATCACGAAAATCCAACAGTTCAATTAATAGCAGAAGCTAGAAAAATAAACAAGGTCAGAACTACTTTTATAGATACTATCTTAGAACATGAATATTGTGGAAGAATACATGCAGATATAAATCAAATTAGATCTGATGATGGAGGAACAGTTACAGGAAGATTTAGTTATTCAAATCCAAACTTGCAGCAGATACCTGCCAGGGATCCAGTAACAGGCCCCATGATTCGATCATTATTTATTCCAGATAAAAACTGCAAGTGGGGTTGCTTTGATTACTCGCAACAGGAACCAAGGCTTGTAGCACACTATGCATTAAAATTTGAATTAAATTCTGTAAATACAATTGCAGATTCTTACGACAATGACCCTTCAACAGACTTTCACAAAATAGTTGCAGAGATGGCAGACATACCAAGATCGCAAGCGAAAGTAATTAATTTAGGATTATTTTATGGTATGGGTAAAGCTAAACTACAGGCAGAGCTTGGTGTAACAAAAGAAAAAGCAGAAGAATTATTTTCTAAATACCATGCAAAAGTTCCGTTTGTAAAACAACTAATGAATAAGTCTATGAAAAAGGCACAAGATAAAGGACAAGTAAAAACTTTATTGGATAGACGTTGCCGCTTTCCTAAATATGAACCTATATTAAAAGGTTCTGATTGGGGTACATTTGTACCTGCAGAAGATCATGAGAGAATGTTAGAACTACAAAAAATGGGTCCAACTATTTTAGACTCAGAAGGAAAAGATACAGGTAAAAAAAATTATTGGCACAATAACGATACAAGAAGAGCTTTTACATATAAAGCTTTGAATAAATTAATCCAAGGAAGTGCAGCAGACATGACCAAAAAAGCTATGGTTGAATTGCACAAAGAAAATATTTTAGCCCACGTTCAGGTACATGATGAGTTAGATTTTTCTATTGAATCAGATTCACATGCTGATAAAATAAAAGACATTATGGAACATGCAGTAGATTTGGAGGTTCCTAATAAAGTTGATTATGAATCAGGACCTAGCTGGGGTGAAATAAAATGAGGATTTATGGCTTATTTAAACGCAAACATACCACCTATCTATTGCAAAGTAAGGAAGGAGTATCTGTATGATTTGGACAAAAACTATTCTAAAGATTCTGAAGACTGCGTGGTCTTTGGGGTTACTTCGATCTCAGGACGTGCGCTCCTTTTTAATATCATGTTACCCAACGGTGCGTGCTTTTGGCGTCTGCCTATCTCAGCGTTTTTCCAAAAACGTTTTTCTAGATCCGAAGTGCAAGATATGTCAGTTGACCAGCTTCAGTTGTGGAACTGTTTCAGCTATTGGCCTAGTGTTCATTGCTTTGATTTCTTGGCTGGTATAGACGGAAAATTTAGAGGAAAAGATAAAAAATTCTACGGAGGACAATATCTTTTTACTATTGACTGGGCGCATCCAGAGACTAATATACTAAACACGGAACATTCTGAAATTCCGCAAGAGCACAAGTGTGCACACATAATAGCGTTAGATAACGGTAATTATGCAGCTCAACCAAACAATAGAATAATTTGGCATGTTAATAATTATACGACAGATAATTCATGGCCAGATTATAAAGTGCAAACAACCTATTGGGATGTTGAAGGAAAAGATTGGGTGACAGAAGACACCGATAATATGTTTTATGAAATAGAGGAGAAAAAAAATGATTGATAAATGTAAAAAAATTTGTTGCAAAATTTGGGACATAATTTGTTGGCCCTGGAGAAAATTCGTAAAGTGGTTATTCACAAAATAATTTATGTCTAAAAAACCACTCAACATATCTGAAGAGGCAGCTGTCCAAATGCCTATGAAAACGGTTGCCTCTTTGATCATCATCGTGGCACTCGGCACCATGGGTTACTTTCAAATCATAGAACGTTTGAATGTTGCAGACACTCGTATACAGATAATGGAGAAAGATCTTGAAGAGAATACAGAGTTTAGAATTAAATGGCCACGTGGACAATTAGGATCACTGCCCGCAGATTCTGAGCAGTTCATGATGATTGAAGATCTTTATAAAACTACAGATAAACTTAACGCACACATAGAATCTATGGCACTAAACAAAGTCAACATAGAATTTTTACGTAAACAAATGGACAAGGTATTGATTGATATTGAAAAATTAAAAGATGCAAATCGTGAAATGAAATATACAAACGGGAGCCCACAATGATCGAGTCTGTGATAGCCCTACTTATGTTTGTAAACGGAGAGATCAAGGAGCATCGTATTCAAGAATCTATGGCTGCATGTCTTCGCGGCAAGCGCCACGCGGAGAGACAATATAGTGAGTCAGTGTCTTATAAATGCTGGAGAGGTAAAGCAGAGACGGAGTTATATTTAGGTGAAAAACACATCAGAAAAATCATTATTCAATAATCTTAAACGTTTAAATGAATTTGCACAAAAATTAAGAGATGCAAGGTTTTATCAACGTAGAAAAAATAGTAAAAAAGTGTATAATAGAAAAAAAATAAAAAATGAATCTTTCACGAAATTTTAGCTTATTAGAGCTTACTAAATCAGACACTGCTATACGTTTGGATATAGATAACAATCCAAATGCAGATCAAATAGAAAAACTAAAAGCATTGTGTGAAAATATTTTGCAGCCAGTACGTGATCACTTTGGCAGGGTCAAGGTGACGAGTGGATACCGCTCCCCTGAGTTGTGTGCAGCAATAGGTAGTTCTGTAAATTCACAGCATGCCAAGGCCGAGGCCGCAGACTTCGAATGTGTTGGCGTAGACAACGCTGAAGTTGCTGATTGGATCAAGATGAACTGTACAACAGATCAGCTAATCCTTGAATTCTACACTCCAGGTGAGCCTAACAGCGGATGGATTCATGCATCTTATGTAGAGTTTAATCCAAGAGCACAGTACATGAGAGCTTACAAAGAAAATAAAAAAACAAAATACAAACCAATTATTGGTAGAGCTGTGGATCTTGTATGAAAATTATAAAATTATTTAATAACATAGACACTGTTCAAGGGACATGTGAAGAGTGTAAAGAAGAAACTATTTTAGTTGCAGTTGTTTCGGATTTTTATAGATGTACTAATTGTGGATCGGATACTAAACAATATATAAATGGCAGAATTAGATACCTGCAGCTGTCTGATGAAGAAAAGAATTTTTTAAAAGAACATGGCAAAACGTAAATTTACAAATTTTACACCCAGACCAAAGCCTCGTAAAAGACCACGACGTCACTCAAAAAAACTAAATAAACACGCGAAAAGATCACATAAAAAATATAACCGTCAAGGTCGTCCACAATAGGTATTGACAAATCTCCTAATTAATCCTATATTAATACAAAAGGAGAAAGTTATGAATAATAATAAAAAACATTGGATATATTCTTTTGATAAAGATAAAAATATATCTTTTGCAATAGCAAGTATTTTAAACGGTTATTATGAGCATAATTATCCTGTTGATGCACACAACATTCAAGCTATTCAATCAGTGCATAATTTAAACAAATCAGAAGCTAAACAAGTGATTAATAAAGCTAAAGATTATATAAAAGGAGAAAGTCATGAACAAAAAGAAAAAAGTAAAAGTGCCTAAAAAATTAAAAAAATTAGGTTTTAAAAAAATGTATCAAGATAAAGATGGGTTTTTTATGTTTGGTATGTCGCCAGCGTCTTTGAAAAAAAAGTAAAGATTAGTGACACAGAGAGAAATAGACGAACTGGCTATACAATATAACAAGACTAAGGATCCAGGCATCAGGGATCAATGGTATAAAGCAGTTAGAAAATTTGCAGAGATATTACAATTTAATAAAAAGAAAACTAAACGCCAGTGCCAGGTTTCTTAGGAGGTATAACATACTTCTCACACTTAAACTGAGGGTATAATCTACTAGCTACTATAGCCTCCGACGTAAAATAATCTCTTTCAAATAACACGTCGTGAGATTCCAATAAACCTTGTTTTACGCAAGTATAATAGTCATTAATTATCTTTGGATATCCAGGTGGGATCATACAAGTTTGAGCTACCTGTGAACAAATATAAACTGTTAAAAAAAATTTCATTGACAACCTTGTAAAAAAATATAAAAATCCTATATTATTAAATAATAAAGTAATTAAAGGAGTTTACATTAATGACTGACATAAGTAAATATAAATCAGTGGCGTTATCGCACGACTCTTGTGAGAAGTTAGACAAGATTTGTAAAGTTATTGTGCCGCTAACAAGAGTATCAAGGGCAAAAGCTTTAGATATTATAATAAACGAGAAAGTAAGGAAGCTAAATGGGAAAATTTCAAGGTCTAAGGACAGTTGATGTTATTGGAAATAAGATACATGATCCATGTAAACATCTATGGAGAAGTGTATTAGTGGTAGCAATTGAAGACGCTATCAAAGACCAGATAACAAGATGTAGATATAAAAGATTTTTTGATGGATCTTATTCATCTGAAATATCTTATGTGACGAAACCAAATCAAGATTTTGCCACAGTCTGTCATTATGCTGATTTAGATCACAATTTAGTGAGATCAAAGATTAAAAAAGTATTGAAAAATATAGAGGAGAACTATGGTAAAAGTAATATGCCCCAAATGCCGTGGCAACGGTTATTTAAAAATGCAGGAGTCGAAAAGAAAATCCCTGCAGGAGGTGAAACAATGCAGCCACTGTCTATCACAAGGTGAGATAAAAATTTTGGGGTCCAACATAATGCAATTTGTGCAACCAAATAGGAGGATGCAATAAAAGATAATTAATATGAAAAAATGTGATATAATTAGAGAAGTAGCGTTTGAAGTAGATGGTTTTGAATTAAAACATTATAATGAAGAAATAGACGGATGTTTTGAAAGAGTACAAAAAGATTTAGACCAAATTAGGGAAGTCATTGATGAAGCAGCGGATGAAAGACTTAAGGATTCTGAACGTCTTAAAAGGTTAAATAATTTATCTTACAAAGTAGATATTCCATTAGCAAACGCTACTTGTGAAATAGATAATATGGAATCTATTGGTGTACAAAATGGCTTAGTTAGATCTAAACATCTACATAATTTACTCCAAGCAGCGAGATATAGAAATCTTAAAGATACTTATTATTATCGTGAACCAAACGTAGACCATGTTTCAGTAACAATACCTTGGTACTTGGTAGATAATCTATTGGAAAAATTATATTTAAAATATCACAAAACAAAAATTCACAAATGTTTTGATAATGTACATAAATATCTCTTAGAAGAGGATACAACTAAAGACGGTTATAGGGGTGTTTATGTTTTTTGGAAAGAAATAGAAGAGTTGTGGGATGAAGTGGATGATGAAGAAACCTTGTCAAATCACTATCATGATAGCGATGATTATTGGGATTATGGAGTTAATCCTAAGTATTGTAAAAATTTAAAAGATTTTTTTAAAAAAAGAATTAGAAGAATTAACAGAGCTAAAAGAAAAGAAGTCATAAGATTACAAAAAGAAAAAACAGCTCTACATGAAAAAGAAATTGAGTTAAAAAAATTACAAGATAAAGAACACAAATTAAGAACGTATGTTCCTGTAGAAAAATATACTGAAAATATTCCAGGAAGTGTTTATTGGTTTAAAGATATCAACAATTTATTTCAAAAAAACAAACATGGTATTTTATATGTAGGAGAATCTAGAAATTTTCAAAAACGTTACGCATCATATGAACCTAAAAATACTGGTAAATTAACAGAACTAGAGACAAAATTAAGACGTAAATTTCCAGGAACATCTTTAGAAAAAATAAAAAAATTTGTTAGAGATGAAAACCAATGTAGACTTAAAGTTTTATCTTTTAATTTTTTAAAAAATAATATTAAAAGAAAAAATTACGAAGCTAGAATTATAGAAAGAGTTAGTCCTTTATTAAATAAAAACAAAGGCGTGAAGCATTGGAGAGCGATAAAAGACAAATTATATGATTTTGAATTAAAACAATGAAATGGAATAAAAGATTTAATTACCCGCCGTCGATTAGATCCTTGATTAATGATCAACGACACTACGAGATAGGTGACAAAAAGTTACCAAGTGTTACGACTATTTTACAAGCTACACAAAGTGACGAAAAAAAGGCAAGTTTGGCAAAATGGAGGCAGAATGTTGGCGAAAATAAGGCAACAAGCATCAGGGATCAAGCAGCAGAAAGAGGCACAATCATGCACCGTATTATAGAAGGCCATTTGCTGGGCCAAAACCATGCTGATTTTAGCGATTTGGGCAAAGAGGCAGGGGTCATGGCCCAAACGATTATAGAGTCAGGAATCAGGGGTCATTTGGAAGAAATATGGGGGTCTGAGATCACAGTTTACTATCCAGGGTTATATGCAGGTGCAACAGATTTAGTTGGTATTTATGATGGGCGCGAAAGTATAGTGGACTTTAAACAGAGTAACAAGCCAAAAAGAAAAGAGTGGATTGAAGATTATTTCTTGCAACTGGCAGCATACGCCATGGCTCACAACTATGTATACGGTACAAACATACAGTCTGGAGTGATTCTAATGTGCACCAAGGATAATTACTTTCAAAAATTTGAAGCAAAAGACAAGGATTTTCAACAGTTTTCGTGGAAATGGTTAAGAAGAGTTGACCTATTTAAAAATGTATAATACTTTTTTACAGGAATTTTATAAAAATATTTTTCAAAAAAGTTACGAAGAGAGGTTACAAGGTTACAATTGACTATTATGATTGATTTTATTGACTTTCTTGAGGTTACAATTGGGTTACATAGAGGTTACATAAGGTTACAATTTCCCTACGCGAGAGTCATTTTTTCACGGTTTCTATGTTAATAGAAATCCTGTAAAAAAGTATTATAGAAAAACTATGACACCAAAGAAAAGCAAATATAAACACGTTGTAATAAAAAAGAAAAAATATTACTTCTATAAAATTACGTGGGTCGATATCACAGGCGATGCGGGGCACGCTACTGCTTTTGATTTTGCAGGTATGATGCCTTCAGTCATGGTTACTCATGCTTATGTTTTTAATAAAGATTCTAAGAATGTAAGAACGTTCGCTAGTTATGAAGTTAACGATGAATTATTCTCCGACAGGAACGTCTTTCCCAGGGGTTGCATTCTTAAGATGGAGAGAGTTTTGATCTGATGGATCCGATTCTTTTTTTGAAAATTTTTCTGGCTTTTGCAGTACTTTCTCTTTCAACTCTTCTACTTCAAGGCCTTCTAAGATTGGAGAATAATCTTCCATTATCTGTTTCATTCTTACTTCTAATTCTTCTGTTGTTAAGTCTTCTAGTTTACCTGTGCGTATTATCTTCTGTTCAATATACAAGCCAGCTGCCTTTCCTCTTGCAACCTCTGCATTGACAGCGGCAGACCAAGCTTTCTTTTCTCTAGCCTCATCTCTTAACTTAGCTAATTCTGATATGTGACTGCCAAAAGTTACATCATATTTCTTTTGTAATTCTTCTCTTAGCTCTCCTATGTATTTAACCACCAACGGATATTTTTTTGGATTCTGTAAGACACTTGCAGACTGTCTAGCCCATTCTTTAGAATAACCTGCTTCGACAGCGCATTGAGTGGCCGTCTTTCTACCTTCCTCTGTTACAAGTAGGTTTGCAAACTTCATTTGCTGATCTGTTAATTTTTTTGGTACTCCCATGTGTTGCCTTTTTTAACACAACATGCTATATAATTCAAGAATTGTCGTTTGATATTCGGCAGTTGTTTTTTCTTCGCTGGCGTTGGCTTACGAAGTTTTTACGGATACTGAACGCCAGTTAAAAGTTATGAATGGATTGTTACTAAAACAAATATTAGAGAAGATGATGAAGGGCGAAGCAGCTAAATCTGCTCGTGTTCAAGTATGTTTACCTGATGGTAAATATTATGACATTACCTCTTTACAACTCATGGAAAATAAACTAATTGGAGTCCGAGAATCACATCGACTCGTCTTTACAGTTCAAGCTGAAACCTGGAATATGGGCAAAGTTCTGAAGAAAATTGGCTAGCCTGTATGTTTGAAAAATAAATTGAAACCAGAGACAAAATTTTGGCATGAAGTTAAAAGAAAAATTGCATCTATTGCTTGGATTAGAATTGAAAACATTAGTATTCCTGGCACTCCCGATCTATTGGGCTATAATAATCACGGCACCTTTTTTACCGTAGAATTAAAATATACAAAAACAAACAAGATTAAATTTTCTCCACATCAAATAGCATTCCATATTAAACATCCAAAGAATACTTTTATCATGGTTTATGATGCCTCTTCCAAGCTTCCAAAACTTTATAGAGGAGCCCAGATACAAAAGCTTGTTGCTTGGGGCTTGACGCTTGAGCCCCACGCAAAAGATTACGATGCTTGTTGCTTGCTCCTTGAAGGCTTGTAGCCCTCCCTAAAGCTTGTGCACTTATATCTTTTTACTTTTGACAGCTTGTTGCTTGGCGCCTTAGACTCATAACCATTTTCGAAGGCCCACTCACTGTGGATCTTTAGTATCAGTCTTTCCAGCTGCTTGTTCCTCATTGTCATTGCTTGACCCTTCCTGCTTGTCGCTTGTTGCTTGACGCTTGAGCCTTTCCTCAAGCTTCTTTTTTTCTTTAGCTAGTTCTTTGTAATAATTTGGATGATAAAACATTTTTAGTGTTTACCATATACTACAACTTTTGTCTCCTTATCCCAACACGCCCTGCAATCTCCGCAGCTGTTCGCCTGATCAGGTGCGGGACAAGTTCTCTTAGTGCTGTCAGTTGTAACGCCCGACTCATGAGACCAGGCACTGGAGGCTGGCCCGTCGATTTTAGATCTTGATAATCTTATAACTAAATTTTCTGGTACATCCTCAGGCGCTGGCAAAAATTGCCTCTCCTGAGTTGGTAACCAGTGTTTTGTATTCGGTGTTAACTTACAAACTTCTATAATCTTTTGCATGTGCTCGACGCTCTGGACATCCCCCGCGTCATGCCATCTAAACCATTTTTGGTTTTTTATTTTTGCCGCCATTGCTTCAACCCATAGCGGTGACTTGATAGCTTCCAGTCTTCTGTATTGCGCCGCCTTGATTGCGGGATACCTTGTATAATTTCCTTTTTTAGCATAACAACTAAAACATGGAGTACCAGGAACCTGAGCCAGCTTCCATCCCGTTTTGCACTCCCATGCAGGTAGACTATAACTAAGTCCAGGCATCTTAGAAGTTCTTGTAAAACTATCTGTTATTTTTAAGGCTTCTTTTATTTTCATAATTCATCGCTTTCTGTTAAATCTATTCTTAACACGAATTCCAGGTGTAAAATATTTTATATTTTGTCGCAGCTTGTTGCTTGCCGCTTGTTGCTCTGTTTTGCTGCTCTGCAGCTTGTTGCTTGTCGTTTGTACTTTCATATCTTTTTTTACCTGGGCCATCTAAACAAGTAGGCCCAGGCAAGAACTTATTATAAATTGACCAGGTCAATCAATCAGGCTGTCAGCCGTGGACATAGCATCGATTGAACTGATCCCTGGACACTCAAGCAATATTTGGTTTAATGCCTGCAGGGCTCCCAGAGTGTCCAGAGATCAGCACCTTTGGGTGTTACCTATCTTGCGACAGCACCAAAGGTTTCAACTGATCTCAGGTCTAACTACTTCCCAGGCGTCCCCTTCTTCATTAGACCAGAGATCAGCATCCAGAGAAGACGGCAACAAGTTGCGGTGTGACTCTGGATCTTATCTCACTAGTTTGAGTTTAACGACATCGGACACTAGTAAACAGATGCAGATATAGAATAATATAGGATTGTGGCAAAAATATGTTTTGTATCTGGACAACATTGCCACAGGGGTGCGGCGCTTTTATACAATTGCATGACATAATTTTGCCACAATTTTTTAGTAAAATATTTTTATGAAAGTTAATAAAGGAGTAAATATGTCAAATGTAGAAAATCAATATTTCATAATTAAAATTACTAAGTGGGCACATACAACCACTTATGAAATTATGAAACAAGAGCCGTTTAGTTTAGAAGATGCTACCAGAAATCTTTTAGCGTATGAGCAACTAAACGATGATAAAAATGCAAAATATCATTTAACTAGATATGATGCGCTTTTAACAAATAAGGAGGAACCATTGGTATTAAATAAAGAAGTGGCATAATTTGGCCACAATTTATTTATAAAATAAAAAAAAGAAAGTGAGGAAATATGGCAAAAGCAACAATGCAAAAATGGCAACGGGATCATTTTGTAAAAGAACTAGATCGAAACTATGACCCGTTGATCAGTGCTGCTTCTTTAAAATTAAGATCAATAGAAGCGGAAGCAGTTGAGATAGCTGAGAAAAATTTAGCTGATGAGATTGGAGCAACACCAATTATTCAAGAGTTAGAAGACGCTATCGAAAATCTAAAAAACAAAATGAGTAAAGCGGCTCGGTTTTTTAGCAAAACTAAACAAGCGAAAAAAGATATCGGGTATAAGTTTAAAGAGAAATCTTTTGACGTTTTTGGTTATAGATCAAATCAAATAACACCCGACGATTGTTGGGAGCAAATAAGAGAATGGGCGGGGGAGCTTGCGCGAGAAAAAATTAAGAAGACACCAGAAGGCAAGATCCTTGCAACATTAGAAGCGAATAAACGTGCTTCTTATAAAGAGATTATGGAAGCAGGAAGCCCCGATAGTTTAAAAGATAGGTTACATACTAATCTTAAAAAAGATGGTCTAAGCTGGCACCAGGAAGTCAAAGCGCTTCCACCTGCAGGGACTATAAATTAACTATTGACTTATAGGGCAATCCATGATAGGATTGTCCTATAAATAAGAAAGCGAGGAAATATGTTTTATATAAGTTACTATTCTAATAAGGATAAAAAGAATATAATTAGACGCGGTAAGATAGATAAGAAGTGCAGACTAGATACTAATAAACAGGGCAAACCTTATTTTGTTTATTTCGATATAGATAAAAATAATTACAGATGCGCTACAGGAATTTGGGAAGTGAGGGCAATATTATAATGGCAGAACAAAGCGAGATGCATTTTGAAATAATTGACAGCAACAAAGCAAAAGCAAGAGAAGAACAAAACGCGATGCGAGAAGATATAAAACAACACGTGGAAAATTGTTCAGTACATGACTTACAAAAGATAAACGACTTAATAAAAGTCTTACAAAAATAACCTTACCTACTGTTTGGGACCAATAGTGGTCCCAAACCAGATCTAGAATTTGAATTTTTTTTAATACCAGATATAGTGTCAAGCAAAAGGGGTCCCTACAGGTGCGACATTTTGCCAAGTTTTGTATACTTATAGGGGTAAAATACTTTATGATGTTTAAAACACTCGTAAAAAAATTTTGCAAAAAATTTAAACTTAATGGAAATAGATAAAGAAAAATTAAAAAAGTTTGAAAAACTTCCTGCAGACGTGAGACGACAGTTTGCTTTGTACATGAACCAATGGCAGGAAAGAAAAAAGGAGTCTCAGATACGAGACAATTTTATGGCTTTCGTAAAACACGTTTGGCCTGATTTTGTAGAAGGGTCCCATCATAAACGTGTCGCAAAAAAATTTAATGATATTGCAAACGGAAAGATAAAGCGTGTTATAATTAATATGGCACCTAGACATACTAAGTCTGAGTTTGCATCTTATCTTTTACCTGCATGGATGGTAGGTCGTAATCCTAAATTAAAAATTATTCAATCAACTAACACAACAGAACTTTCTGTAAGATTTGGTCGTAAGGCGAAACAATTAATCGACTCAGAAGAATATCAACAAGTATTTAAAACAAGACTCAAAGAAGATAGTCAAGCTGCTGGTAAATGGGAAACAGAACAAGGTGGTGAATATTATGCTGCTGGTGTTGGCTCTGCAATTACAGGAAGAGGTGCAGACCTTTTAATTATTGATGACCCACATACTGAACAAGATGCTATGAACGCTGCAGCATTGGAGAGAACTTACGAGTGGTATACTTCTGGTCCACGTCAACGTCTTCAACCTGGTGGTACGATTGTAATTGTAATGACTCGTTGGAACGAAAAAGATTTAACAGGCAGATTAATATCTGCACAAAAAGAACCTAAAGCTGATCAATGGGAGGTGATAGAGTTTCCTGCGATCCTGCCATCAGGAAAACCCCTGTGGCCTGAATACTGGAACATAAAAGATTTAGAAGCAGTTAAGGCTTCTATTCCAGGAAGCAAATGGAATGCACAGTATATGCAGAATCCAACTTCAGAAGAAGGAGCACTTATCAAACGTGAGTGGTGGCAGAAGTATGAAGGAGAAGAGTTACCATCTTTGCAGCACGTTATACAATCTTACGATACAGCATTCATGAAAAAAGAAACTGCAGACTATTCTGCAATTACAACATGGGGAGTGTTTACACCTGATGAAGATAGTGGTCCATGTCTCCTGCTTCTTGATGCAATAAAAGGTAGATACGAGTTTCCAGAACTACGTCGTATTGCTCTTGAACAATATGGTTACTGGAGTCCTGAAACAGTGATTGTTGAATCTAAAGCATCAGGATTACCTTTAACATACGAATTAAGAAAAATGGGTATACCAGTAATTAACTTTACACCCTCAAAAGGAAATGATAAACATACAAGAGTTAACAGTGTTTCTCCGCTGTTTGAGTCAGGGAGAATATGGGCGCCCACCGAAATGGAATTTGCACAGGACGTAATAGAAGAATGTGCAGCGTTTCCTTACGGAGATCACGACGATTTAGTCGACTCAATGACTCAAGCTGTTATGAGATTTAGACAAGGAGGTTTAATACAGCACCCTGAAGATTATCAGGAGGAACCTTTACAGAAACCTCAAAAAGTGTATTATTAGAATATGGACAAATTCAAAATCATAGAAATAGCCATAGACATGGCTGGTGATGATGGAAAAGATTATTATGATTTATCACCTGGTCAACAAAGAAGTTATGATAGAAAAGCTTACGAAGACTATTTAGATAGAATGGCGGATAGAGCAGATATGATGAGAAAAGGTGAAGCTGAAGGAGGATTTATGAGAAAAAATTATGCAATGGGATCAGATGAGGATGAGTTTCCTGAAGCAGAAGATATTCCAACTGATGAGTATTTAGAATTATTAAAACAACTAGGTGCACCAATGCCTGGACAGGAATCAGGCATCAGGAGTCTTAACAAAATGGCATCAGACGATTCTAATCAAAGATTATTAGAAAAAATTTACGAAGATCTTTTAGAACAAGGCTTTACACCAGAAGAAGCGGCACAAAAAGCAAGACAGATGTTTGATGAAATGGCAGGAAAAAAACCTGTTGTTGACCCAATGTTATTAGATCAGTATTTAAAATATGTTGATGAGATGAGAGAGATGGGTAGAGAGCCTATGTCTTTAAGACAATTTACAGAACAAGCAAGAGCTGGTGCACAAGTAGGCGGACTCGCATCAATCATATAGGGGGATCATGGATCCTATTCCAAAAAAGAAACCAATCACTAGAAAAAAGTTTGAGGAGAAAGTAGATCTTTACATGCAGGGATTATTTGGTGGCATGGGTAGAGAGTTATTATTACCTTTATTAAATAAAGTTTATCAAGAAGCAAAAGATGCAGGGGTTGTAACTCCTGAAGAAGCATTTTCTTATGCAGACGAAAGAAAAAATTATTATAAAGATTTAAATATGCGTCAGCAGATGCGAGCTCCTTTTGCAGGAGGTGGAGCTAGACCAAGAACGGATTTAGAACTTGAAAATATAACTCGTAAAGAACAAATAGAAGCAACAGGAAAAAAATCAAAAAGTGTTTCGGGTTTTAAAAATTTACCTGGAGAGGATAATATAGTTTACACAGATTATAAAAATAAAAAAACAGGTGAAACAATAAGAAAATATAGTGTTCGTGTTAGATCTCAAAAAGATAACGTACAAAAAATTGTAACAACAGGAGACAAGTTTAGAAACATAGATTCTCTAGAAGAAGCTAAAAAAATAAGAGATGATTTTAGAAAAGATAATCCTAAAAATGTAAAACCAAAAGATCCAAAAAAAGAATATGCTACAAAAGAAAGAAGAAGAAATCTTGATAGAAAAAGATCTAGTCGTTCTCTTGAAGATACAATAAGAGCTACTAAAGACTCTGGTAAAAATCTTCATCATGCAGCTTTTAAAAATAATTTAGCTGATTTAAAAAACATGATGTATATTGATGAAGCTCCTAATGTAAAAATGACCAAACTTTTTGAAGACCCTCTTTTAAAAG